AGGTAATCAGCACCAAATCCATGTATTGCGACCAGTCCCCAACCTGCCCATCATCCGTCGAAGTGAATGTGACCGATGTTGCTCCTGCCCCGAGTGTCGTCGTGGCGATACCGACCCATGCCTCACCGTCAGTGAGAACACCGTTTACGATGTATGCGGGATCAGCCATTATGCAGCCACCTCGTATCGGATAATGACAATGCCCGCACCGCCAGCGCCAGAAGCGTTACTGGCATGAGCGCCACCGCCACCGCCTGAACCCGTATTCGGAACACCACCTGCGGGACTGTCTGCGCCAGCATCGCCACCGCCTGAACCACCAGCGCCATCACCAGCACCACCAGCACCACCGCCGCCACCCATCATCGTCTGCGTGGTGGCCGTCCACCCGTAATGCCCTGCCGAACCTGCACCGCCATAACCGCCAGTAGAACCACCACCGCCATAAACAGCGTCCTGAGCGGCCCCGCCACGGCCACCGCCGCCACCACCAGCAGGTACAGGAGGCCCAACGCTGGAACCACCGTCGTTACCGTAGGTTCCGCTGGTGCCGTGATCTCGCCACCCAGTAGTAGATGAGCCGCTACCTCCACCCGAAGAACCACCGTTGGGGTCTGCGCTGTCGCCACCAACGTTGTAACCACCGCCACCATAGCCACCGCCCTTGACGGTGGTGCCCAAAGCAACAGTGTTGGAACCAGCGGCACCGTTCGCTTCACTCCCTGCGGTTCCTGCACCACCAGCACCCACAGTGATTGTGTAACTGCCTGCGGTCACCGCATAGCCCGTACCTGTGCGAGATGCTGCCGCACCTCCACCGCCACCTTGACCTGCCGTGTATCCCTGACCGCCAGCACCGCCTCCGCCGACGACCAGCCAGTCCACATCAGCCGTACCAGCAGACACAACAAACTTGCCTGAACCACGGAACGTATGAACCCTGTATGTCGTACCAGAATCGACGTACTGCGTGATGATCCCGCCGAACGCCGTGAAACCAGCAGCGCCGCCGAACAGTCCACCATTCGTCCAAGTGGACACAGCCGTCGAAGGCCACGCCTTCGGCGCGTCATGCCGCCCGCGCCAGTTGGATACGGCGGTAGACGGGTTGGTGCGGTCCTGGCGAAACATCTGCTAGGCAGTAATACGGTTGACGTACCCGTTGATGACCACCACGTTTGCCGCTGCGGCGAACGCCTTGACTACCAGGCCGTTCTGTAACGGGATCCCTGGGCACACCAGCACCCAGCCTGCCTCAGCTCCAATCGTCACCTCGATGAGATCGTCAGGTGCCGTAGTGCCACCGAACTCCAAGGTCAGTTTCCTGTCCGACCCGTCAGTGTTGCAGGCGTACAGCCACACCTCGTCCATGTCGGAAGTGCCCGACACGGCGGTATGAATGGTTGTTCCTGCCGTTGCTGTAGCAACAACCTTGACGTTCTTGCCGTTGGTGCCGCCCGAAAGCAGTTGTTTTGAGTATGTTGCCATGTTCTTTCCTTAGTTGAATACAGAATGTCCGATGACGCCGTTGGCGTCATCTGCGGTAGCAAGCGTGCCGCTTGCGTTCGGCAACCAAATGGTCCGATCCGCCGTCGGGTCAGTTGCCTTCAGAAATGTTTCGTAAGCGTCAGCCGTGGCCCCTTCCCACACGACGTAATAGTCGTTTGGAACGAAGACGCCCTGGTTTGCGGTAACCAACTCGCTGACGCTTAGCGTCCCTGATACTGTTGTTGCGTTCCCCGACGCTGACAAGGTGGGAGTTCCCGTAGCCCAGGACACGACCTCGGTGAAGTTCGTGTTCATATCGGCAGCCACAATGGTGGTACCAGCGGAGAAAGTGTTCGATACGGCCAGATCAGCCATTTAACGCAATCTCCTTGAATTATATGTGAACGCCATTGCGTTCACCTCCCAATGGTGATCTGTAGACGGTCCATTTACCTTCAATGAAATGGCTTGTGCTGTCCCAATCGTGGGTAGGCGCACAACATCAGCAACCAATTCAACTGCGGCAGCGTCCCAAGCGGCATACGTGGGGGAGCTGGAATCAGAATTGTCCCATTCCGCTGTGTCCCACAGCGACGAAGAAACCTTGCCTGTCACATCCACGTCGAAAGAGCCTGTAGCACCCGACTTGTCGTAGTTTTTATATACCTGAACAGGCATTTTGATCGTGTTCTTCGCCAGGGTGATGAATCGTGGCTTGCCCCATCTTTTCTTCGTGATCGGGTCACCCCCATGTAACCATGGGGTGACGAAATGCGAATCAATGTGAACGGCCGTAGACCCCGTATAGGTGTCGGTGGTGCGGTTCTGTTCGTCTTGAACATCGACCACGCAGCCCGTGTTGTCAACGCATCCAGCGTACACGGCGGCTCTTTCGTTGGGTGACCTGTAAGCGTGCAGTGGGCCAGCGTCAATGTTGGTTGACACCCATGCGCCGCTCTCCCCGATAGTCGGGTCGTAGATCAGCGTGCGTCGTGTCGTGGAGCCGCCCTCTGTCCAGTCGAGGCTGACGTACAGTTTGTTGTCACCCCAGGCGAGTTGCGGGGGATTTGAGAATGTGATGCGCCCATCGTCTATGGCGGGCTGCAACTTTGAGAACAGGTACACGAACTGTTCGCCGTTGTACAGGTATACGCCTTCGTGGGCGGACCAGAAGAACACCCCGTTCGGGGTGACTGCGGGGGTGCTCAGCGGGACCATGCCAACCGATGCCGATTGGAGTTGCACCTGGAACGAATCGGAATCGTACCCGAAGATCGCATACGTCGAATTCGACTTGAATACAAGCAGACGGTCGCCGTATGGAGCCAAACCTGTTATGTAGTCGCCGTGTTCTCCCTTGTCTATGTCCACGTAATCGGCGTCTATGCTGGTTTCGCCCCACTGCTCGGGTTCGTTGGCGTTAGACCAACGGACCCTTGTCTTATGCGCCGTAGCCGACTCATACGTGTTGGCAGCCCACGCGAAGTTGTTCCAAAAGGCCACGTACTGGGCTTGAGGGAAGTTGCCTGTGGTCCCGTCGAAAGTAGTTCCGAGATCCACTGCTGACGATGTTGCCCCATCCCACTTGAATGAAGGTTTGTCGTATGACACACCGTAGGCGTTGTTGTTCATCGTCATGCCGTACACGCGGGACCCAGCGGTACGCGCCGTGATCCCTGTCAGGTCGGTGAAATTCCCAGATGCCGACGCTGCCACCTTGGTCCCATAGTTGACCATCAAGGCGTTGTTGCCCGCGTCGTCATGGTAGCCCCAGATGCCTTTCACGTCGGCTGAAAGCGCAGTTGAGTTTCTGCGGTACACGCCGTCACGCATACGTACACCGCCACGGGGGTCTACGACCACGTTCAACAGGTCGGGCGACTCGTTGGGCGCCAGGTTGAACTGGTCGGACCTGAAGTTCAAACCCCCAGAAAACGATTCAAGCGCAGTGAGTTTATAACTGCTAGTTCGGGCACCAGCGCCCCGCGCCATCCGTTACTCCCAGAAGTAACGGAGACGGTTCGGTAAAATTGCTTGCGACCGCCAACGTGAGGCTGAATGCCCGTTTAGGACCAAGGGCTGCGGGGCGGGGCAGTCGTCGTAGCGTGCCTTCAGATTGTCGAACTCTTGTTCAAACAAACCAAAGTACTGGACAGCCATGCCAGGGTCTTCTTGCTGCTCGTAGGCTCGAGCTATCCCGTAGGTCGCTATGAGAATGTGGAACGGGCTGGGAAGGTCGGATGGTTCTGTCCCGTCTGACGAACCCGCCCCGAAGGCGGTCGGGTTCTTGTAGCCGCGCACGTACACGGTTTTCCCCGATCCTGGCGTCGGGTACAGGCGAACAGAGTCCGCCCAGAAAGACCACCACCACGAATCACCCGAGGAGTTCGAGTCAAGCGGATAAACAACGTCGCCTTCGTCGCGCCCCACGAACGTGATTACATGATTGTCGGTGCGTAGTGCCGCTATTTCACGCAAACCCGTTGCGACCGATGCGCCAACGGTTGCCAACGTATAGTCTTTGGTGTCGGCAACGGTGGTGAACGTCGTCGCCACCTCGTAGAACGGCCAACGCTTCTCCGAATAAACGATCTTGTCGTACCCTTCGCCAAAGAAACGGTTCAGGGTGTCGTCCGTAATGTCGGACGAATCAATGTCCACCACCGACCGAACATACGACCTCATGGTCGAAATGTCCACGGCTACTCCCTATGGAAAACGCACAGATCTCCGTCCCCGACGGGACGCCCCTTGCAGGGCGCCCCGTCGCGGGTCAGAGAACTGCATCTGACCGATTCTGGAACAACGGGTTCGCTGCTTGTCGGATTGACCTGCTGGACGTTTCGGGAAGACC